AATTCTTAGATACTATTCCACAAAAAATTCATCGTCGTTGGGTTGTGACAGTTACTCAACAACATAAGTTTCCATACAAAACAGAAAGAGCACTTAGGGCATATGCAGAGCACGATGCTTTACATTACCTTTTTCAACAACCATTCACAGAAGAAGGTGAGAAACACGTAGCATATCTGGAACAGAAGTTTAATCGTGGTTGGTTGCCATATGGTGAAAAATATAATGTCTTCATTCCTGAAGAATGTGATTGTGGTATAATTACATCAGAACTGATTGATGAAACCGCAGAGATTATCTACGAATTTTATGATGATACTTATTAATAAACTTATAATCAGCAACAGATACATAAAATATTCTAGTTTCTGGTGGTGGTATCGTTTGATTTCTCATCAGGGTTTCAGGTTTGATGATTATCACATTTGGGGTTCATTCTGGAGTTCTCTTAACGGAGGGTGGTTGGATATGCAATATGAATACGAATATTTTAAAGTGTGGGGGAAAGTTCGCAAATGAAAAACTTTTTATGGTCTTTGTGGTATAGGTATAAGGAATGGAGATATGAACGCAAATGCATTAAGCATCTGGGTATGAAACCACAAAAAATGTATGTTTCCAAAGAGACTTATGATTTTTTGATTGAAAAAATAAACAATCCAGACCCAGAACAAATAAAAAGTTTGAAACGAATTTTAAATCGTCGTGCTCCTTGGAATGACTAATAAATATTAATGCCTGAGTTGGGTGCAATCTTCACAGGTAGAAGAGGGGCAGAGATGCTCCTTTTCTTGTATAAATAATATTGCACCCAACAAAAGAGCAGTTATGACTTCACAAAGTCCAACAATTTACTTATATAAGATTACCTTTGAAGAAGTTCCATATTACTATTATGGAGTAAAAAAGGAAAAATACTTCAACGAAGAGTATTGGGGTTCTCCATATACAAATAAATGGTGCTGGGAACTTTATACACCAAAGAAACAGATACTTCAACTTTTTGATTTTACTGATGAAGGTTGGATAGAAGCACAAGAAGTTGAAACAAGGTTAATTAGAACATTTTATAACACAGATAAATGGTGCTTAAATGAGAGTTGTGGTGGGAAGATTTCTTTGGAAGTTTTGCGAGAAAGTGGTAATAAAAATTATAAAGAAAAAAAAGGTATTCATAGTTTTACTTTTGAAGAAAGGAGTGTTATATCAAAGAAAAACTATGAAAATAAAAAAGGCATTCACGGGTTGACTTTTGAAGAAAGGAGTGAGCATTCAAAGAAAATAGGACAAAAATTATACTCCGAAAAGAAAGGAATATTTTCACTCACAACAGAAAGGAGAGTTGAAATTGGAAGAAAAAATAGTTCTCAAAAATGGATGTGTACGGAAACTGATTATATTTCCAACCCTTGCGGTCTTTCGCACTATCAAAAGGCACGAGGAATAGACACTTCTAAAAGAGTTAGAATATCATAAGGACACTTTCCAAACTGGAACAGGGCACTTGAAAATGGGTGCCTTTTGTCGTATAATACTCTTATACACACAAAGGACTGATGAAACCCTTTGATTATTACTCCAAACCACAAACTCTTTATCCTAACAAAAAGGATTACATCACCTCTTATGTTTATGATAAGGGTGTAGTTCTTTGGTCTGGTCCTACTTGGGAAAAGGATAAAGCAGAACTAAAAGAAGAATATCCTAACGCAGTCATTCAGGAAGTTCTGAATGAAGAAGGATACAAAGCACATCAAAAACAATATGGTGAAGAAAAACATAAACTTCACGAAGAGTTTGTGAATGATTTGTTTGAGGAGTTTGGTGTGAGTGATAATCCCAAAAGACATAAGGCATTTGACCTTGCTTGGGAAAAAGGACACGCAAATGGTCTTGAAGAAGTGTATAATCAGTTTTATGACCTTGTAGAACTTATTAAGGATTGACTATGAGAATTAGAGGATTTATTATTTTCTTTGTAGGACTTGGAGTTCTTGCATTTTTTATGAATACTGCTACAAACTGGTTAGAAATGCAACCAACACCAGCAGATAAGAAGTTTGAGGTGGTGGATAGATATAAGGGTTGTAATGTAATAAGATATGCCCCCGATAATAGTGCAAGATACTCTTATTTTCTAGATTGTAAAAAATGATATGGTTAGCACTTACAATTATTCTTATACTGTTGTTTATTAGACGCACTGGATTATTAGGATGACATACATTAACATACTCATACTTATCAATATCAAATAAAGTAAATGTTTTCAAAAGCACTTCTAGGAACTAATAAGAATAAAGTTAAGATGTCTTTGTGGGACTACTACATCGGACATTGCTGGATGACTGGATGGCAATCTATTCGTCATAACTTCATCACTTGGATGGACTTGGTGTGGTTTGAGGATAATCAAAAACATTATACTCTTCTAAAAGATGATGTTCCATTTGAGCAGTGTTATGTTGAATTTTGGTTTAGTTTGAATGACGACGATGTGTATCCAAAAGAGTTTCTAGAAAGTTTGATGCAAATGGCAGATGATGTGGAAACTGGTAAGGTAAAAACAGTTCCATTTACTAAAGAAATGTTTGATAAACTTAATGACCTTGTTGGTGATATGATTGATGATGTAAATCTTGATGAGGACTTGAATGATGAATGAAGCACATTATGGGTATGTAATCAATACATACTGGGATCATCTTAATATGCTGTCAAAAATGAAGGATAAGAATCCTCAACGATTTGGTGCATTTGACTATTCACAAACTCACATCTATGATATGATAGATAGACTACAACATCAACAAAACCTATACGACTAATGAACGAAGGATTTGATGATTGGTTTTATGAACTGGAAGGATTTGTTTTTAGGTCTGAAAGGTTCTGGGATGATTTTGAATCCAAAAATCGTGATTCTATGCTAGAATGGATGAGAACTGCATATCAAATGGGATATGAGGAAGGGCAAAGTCTTTATGGAGGAACCGAATGATTAAACCAGTTAAAGAAGAATTTCCACATTCTGGATTTCCAATAAAAATAGTTCATAAGGATGGTAAAGATTTGAAGGACAAGAAAACTTGTTACTTTCAAACTCAAGAACATGCTCAAAAATACATAGATCGTTGTAAGTTTAAGAAAAAGGATTATACCCTTACAATCAAGGAGGAAAAAGAATGACTACCCGAACTTTTGTGGATAAGAATAGTAATGAATGGACTTGGGAAGAAACTCCTGAGACAATTGAAGCACTCAAAGAACTACATGAAACTGTAAAGAAAGTAAATGAACGAAGAGAATCTAATTGACGATACTTTTTTCGTTAAGCAACAAAAATGGGGAACTTGGAATTCTTATGACAAGGAAGGAAAAGGATTGGTCACATCTCTCACTGAAGACCAATGTATCTCAGCAACCCGTTACATTCTTAAAGGACGGCAGGAAGGTTTCCCTGAATCCAAATCTTATGAAGGGAAAATAAGTGGAAAATTGTGAATATCCTTATCATGTTTTTGATGAGACAACTCCTTGGTGTGCTTGGTTGCAATATGAGGAAATCTGTCATCAACTTGATGTTCCTAGGCAACCAAGTCTCACAAGGTTTATGAGATATAGAAATTATTTAAAAGAGGTTGGTGTATTGTGAGTGATCCCTATTGGTTTCATAAAAAGTGGGGACTTAATCCAAATACTCCCACAGATGATATCTATGATCGTTTAGTTGAACTTGAAAATAGAGTCATCAAACTAGAAGAAGAAAATGTTGAAACCACAAATGTTCTTTATGAAATTATGAACTCGATAAATGCTATAGATGAAAGGATTGACATTTTGGCATCAGAACCTTATAATTTAAGTAATTATACACTTGACAAATGACAACTGCAAAACAAGCAAAAGAAGAGTTTTTATTTCCAACTCCTCCAATCAATCCAGATGTTGATATGAGTTTTCTTGAAATTGCTCAAATCAATAATCTGAATAACTTTTCTCATCACGTTTCCTACCTGACAAATATGGCAATTGGTGGAAAGATGAACCCAGATGTTGCTTTTGATCAAATTAAAAAACTTTACAAGGCACTGAAGCAATCTCATAAGTCACTGAATGGTTCTTGGTTCTGATGGAAGATACTTTTAAGATCACACAAAATGCCGATGGATCTTATACGATGAATTGGGATAAAGAAGATCCCAATTGGTCTTGGATGAATTCGCTAACTAGTAAAGAAATCCAAATTATTATGGAACAAGCAATCAAGGAGTATGAAAATGACTGACTTTAATTACAAAAAGTATTCGCTTGAACGATTGGAAGAGTGGATGCATGATTCTATTTCTTCGGCAGAAACATCCCCTCAGGAAATCTATGATGTTATTAAAAGAGTTGTAGAAGAGCAGTATTATTATCACAAACATCATACTGGTCGCTGTTATGATCTTCTGGCACTTCTGAATGGAAATGGTAAAGGTCATATTCCTGCATATGATGAATATCTTGAAAAAAAAGATAAAGTAGTAAAATGGCAACTTCCTGTAGAAGTTGATGGACCAAGTGGTGAATATTTCTTTACTTTCCCTGATGATCTTCTAGAAGCAACAGACCTTAACGAAGGAGATCAAATTGAATGGATTGATCAGGGTGATGGTTCTTATCTTATTAAAAAGGTGAATTAATTATGGCACTATCTGAAACTGTAGAAAGAAACCTAAAAGATGCGGAACAATCTCTGAGAGCAGCACTTGCCTTTGCAGCACGACAAGAACGCCCTATGGTTTGTAGTACCGTTGCAGAGGTTATATCGCGGATTGATGCACTTATTCATACGGATGCTTTACTTGATAAGTTAGAAAATCGTAAATCGGGAGACTCTGGATTTTTTGGTACAATATTTGGAGAATGAAATGAAATCAGATTTAATTGAAAGAATCTTTGAGATTCAAAAAAAAATTGACGCAATCACACTTTCAAAATATGAAGGTGTAGATCAAGGAATGTTTGTTCCTCAAGAAGATCCCAACACATATTGGAGAGATAATTCTTATTGGAATGATGAAGAAACCGTTTATTCCTTTACTTTTTCAACAGATGGAGAATATCAAGGTGATCTTCCTCCAGATTGTTCGTTAGATATTATGATGATTTTGGAATCTTATAAGCGATGACTGAAGAAAAACCAGTAGTCAATCAAGAAGAACTTAACAAACCAAACACTCTTGGAGATAGTTTGAAAGAATGGTGGGATTCTGATGCCAGCAAGCAACTTCAAAAAGAAAATGAAGAGGCAAAGCAACGAGCAGTAGGAAAGTATTTTATGCTTTCTGAAGAAGACAAACTTGATATGGTTCAGGCAATCTGTGGCGTTATGTGTAATGCTGAAAAAGAAGGAACCAGTCATCGGGGATTGATGGATAAACTAGGCATTTATCCGTCAGGATTCTGGATTGATAGTCTTATGGATGTACATAATGCTCTGTGGTCTCATTATCATGATAAAAGAGTAGAGAAAGATCTTAAAGATGATCTGGATACTCTTGATGACTTCATTAAGTAATGTTACATGATCCCAAAGAAAACATTAAGTTCCTAGATATTAATATGTTAGAATGCTAACATTGGGATCACAACGCAAAAAACCTATGACATTCTCCCGAACCGAAATTAAAGACTTGACAGATGCCGAATGGAAGGAACTTGTTGCTCTCAAGAACGCAATTAACGAAAATCCTGCATCAGTTCATCCAGAAAAGATGGAACTATTCACAGAATTACTTGTTCGTTCTCTTGAGGGAAAATGTGATCCGCCAACTCCAAAGAATTGGCGAGGAACTTCTCTGAGTGAATGAAAAAATAAATATATCATAACGCCACAAAACGATGAAAAACATTAATCAGCACATTCAGAAGGATGAAGATATTCTGAATGACCCTATGACATCTCCACAAGCAAGAAGACATACAGAAGAAGAATTAGAAGCACTTAAAGCATATAAAGCAAATCATCCTGATGATGATTATGATCCAAATGCATTTGAACTTTATTGCGATGCCAATCCTGATGCACTTGAGTGTCGAATTTATGAATGATTGAGGACAACTAAATATTGATGCTTATTCGTGGTTGTTTAAGCGGAAGAAGGGTCTTTATGACCCTTTTCTTGTATAAATATCTTTAACCACGAATAAAGCAGATGAAACTGAATGTAAAGGCGCTAAATGAGTGTCTTGGTATAGATGGTCCTGTCTGGATTGAGGACAATCCTGATAATTATGTTGAAACACATAAATCAGCAGCACCTGTTTGTGCAAGAATGAAACGCACAAAAGAGTGGAAAGAAAATATAGGAAAAGCAAATAAAGGACATTCTGCTTGGAATAAAGGAGGAACAATACCAGAACATCAAAAAGAAATAAACAGACAAATGATGAAGAAAAGATATGAAAATGGTTTAGATGTTAGTGGTGCTAATAATCCAAGAGCAAAAACTTGGAGAATAGTTTATGCTGATGGTAGAGAAGTTATCGTTGGTGGATTGCAACGATGGGCTGTAGATAACGGGTATTCAACATCAGGAATCAAGAAAATAGCATATGGACACTGGAAAACATACCGAGACCTTGTGACAGTTGAAGAAGTGGCACATAGACCTTCACAGGGGACACAGGAGACCCTATAATAACAAGGTAATCAACAAAAGACTTCAAATGGCGACTAGGGGCAGAATCGGAATCGAACTTTCTGATGGAAGCATCTTGAGCAGTTATCATCATTGGGACTCGTATCCTGAATGGTTGGGTCGCATTCTTCGCACCCACTATAATAGCAAAGAACTTGCTGCCAAATTGATTGATGGTGGTGATATGTCTTGCTGCTGGACTGAAGACCGCTGGAACAGCGAAACTAAAGCACAAGAATACGGTCCTCAATACTATTCTCAACGTGGTGATGATTGCCCTCCTCGTCTTGATGTCAACCTGATTGAGTATGTTGGTGATGGTGAAGAGTATGCCTACCTTTACACTCTGAAAGGTGAATGGGTGTGCTACGTTCTTCACGAAACTCCCAAGATTGTTGAAATCCCCTCTGCTGCTCTTGCTGTTTGAACTATGAAATTCTCTGATCTTAATTTTGAACCTCATACCAACTATCCTGACAGTGGTATTGCTGCACGATACTTTTTCCCGAATGGATATGGTGTAAGTGTTGTGCGTTTTACCTCTCCCGGTGGATTTGGTGGTTCGTATGGTGCCGAACAAGGACTGTATGAACTTGCAATTCTCAAAGGACTTGAAGAAAACTGGGATATTTGCTATGATACTCCCATCACGGATGATGTTCTTGGGCATCTATCTGAGGAGGAAGTTGAAGTCCTCCTTTATGAAGTTGAAAACCTTTGATGTAAAATGATTGGACGCATTCTTGGCACAGGAATCGGAATACTTCTGATTCTCCTTGTGCTTCTTGCAAGAGGTATTCCTGTCTTGTTCTTTATCAAGATGCTACCTCTTGTTCTGATTCTTATTCTGGGAGCAGCATTTATCTATGCTGGTCTCACTTCTGACTGATTGTTCTTTACTTAATTAACTTAAATTATGTCTACTGGAAAAATTGCTATTGGTGTTGGCGGTGTTTTTCTGGCACTGATTCTCACTGCTGGTCAATTCACTACGATTAACACTGGTGAAAATGGTTTGTATATTGGATTTGATGGTCAGGTGAAGAATGAAGTTCTCACTCCTGGTATCAAATACGATGGTTTTGGTTCTATTAAGGTATTCAACACTCGTAAGATCACGGTACAATCCAGTGATCTGACTCCCAAGACCAAAGACAACACCATTATGAAAGATATGGATGTTGTGGTTACTTATAGTCTGTCTCCCACCAGTCTGTATAATTTCTACACTGGTTATGATATTACCAATCACGGTGTCAGTGAGAATGGTCAGATTGAACTGATGGCAAGTTTCATCAAACGTCTGATTACTTCTGCCGTGAACCAATCGGTTGATGAATATCCTGCTCTGGAAGTGAACAGCAGTCTGGATAAGATTCAAGAAACTATCAAACAGAATCTGAATCTGTCTCTTGAGAAGAACAACCTTGCCGGTAAGATTGATATTGAATCCGTTGTGGTTGTGAAAGCAGACCTGCCTGACGCACTGGTTGCCTCTGTGAACCGTGTGGTTGCTGCCCAATCGGCAAATAAAGAGCAAGAGGTGAAAACTCGCACTGCTCAACTGAAAGCAGAAGAGAATAAGGCACTTGCTTCTACTGTGACGACTCAATCTCTGGAGTATCAACGTAACGAAATCCTCAAAGCAGCATTTGAGAATGGTAGCATTCAAAAGATGGTGATTATCAATGGTGCTAAGATGGACTTCCTGCCTGGTGGTCTGACTGGTAAGTGATTATGAAATACCGTATCGTTTCTCGTAATAGTTCCCCTTGGGATGGCAATTATAGAGATTACCCTTATTATTATGCTCAAATGAATGTGTTTGGCATTTGGATTGATTGTCGTTTTCATCCTTTTAAATCTGTATACGACTCTTTTGATACTGATCTAGAAGTAGTGGATAATTGGATAAATCAACAACTTTCTGATGAGAAACCAGTAAAAGAAGAAGTGGTCAAGACCTATGACTGACACTTTCTGAACTGGCACACAGGGCACTCCAGACTCCTCTGGATGCCCTATAATACTTTCATACGCAAACAACCCAATGACTGCCACCACCCTGAACAAAGAGTTTTCTGACTTCTGTGCTCAACGTGATGCACAGAATACGATTCAACTGAATGTGATTAAGCACACTTGGGAACTCTGTGAGGCACTTCGTCAGAACTATATTGACTACAGCATTAAGTCTCATCAGCGTTCTCTTGAGCGTGGTGAGAGCGTTGATTATCACAAAGCGTGTATTGCTGACCTGAAGAATGGTAAGTGTGATTATGACTTCACCTTTGAGTCTGGTAAGAAGTATCACAAAATTATTATGAATGCTGCTGGGCAAAGGTCGGTTCACGCCTTTATAGATAAGAAGACTGGTGAGGTTTATAAGTCTGCCAGTTGGAAATCTCCTGCCAAAGGTGTTCGCTATGATCTGCGACTCATCAAAGATCGTGAATGGTTGCTTGAGAATGCCGATTGGGCAGGTTCTTATTTGTATGCTCGCTGAAAAATGAGACAACTATTCTTACTTCTACCTCTCACATTTCTTTCTGTTCCGGTGCAAGCACAACAAGTGAATAACTTTGCAGTCTGCACTCAAAATCAGGAAGTCTATCGACCCGGTGGATATGACCAATATGGTAATTATGTTCCTGGTGGTGTGAGTGTTCAAACTTATAATGTTCCGTGCAATGGTGTAGTAAATCAGTATTATGGGAGTGGTGGCGGATATTATGGTAGGGCAACTAATCCAAACTGTAATCCTACAAGAACTGTATTAGGTGCCGTACTTGGTGGTGCAATTGGTCGTGCTGCTGCCATGAATTATCCACGAAACTATGGATGGGCAACTGCATTGGGTGCATCACTTGGAGGACTCACATTCGCTTGTTAAAATGACAACAACTGACAAACTGATCTTCATTTCTTCGTTCATTTGGTTTTTGCACTGGGGTTCATGTCTTACATTACGACTTCTGGATACGGTTATTCTAAACGCCTCTGTGAGGACATTACCGTTTGGTTTCTGAATAAGTTTCTTCCACGACACAAGATTGAGGTTGAGATTCTTCATCGTGGATTGAAACGCGAAGGAGTTTATGGTTACTGTGATTATGTGGGAGAATCTTATCGTCCCCGTGAGTTCTTGATTGAACTTCAGACTCATATGAATGAGGAGTTGTATATAAAAACTCTTTTTCATGAACTGGTCCATCTGAGGCAGTGGGTAGTAGGTTCCCTGCAGTTCCGTCGTGGAAAAATGTTTTATTGTAAAGAACCAGTGGAATTTTATGCTTATGAGGATCAACCACACGAAATTGAGGCACGGGAACAGGAAGAAACGCTATATGTGGAGTACCTAATTGATAAACAAGGTGTACCAGTCCCCAAAGTGGCACAGTGGTTCCCGAACCGCCTGCTGCGAGCAGTATAATTACAAGGTAATCAAGGGAACACACCCATGACCCTGCCCTCCTACAGTGCAATCTCCTTCCGATCTCAAGAGGAGCACGAAGCGGCACTCTACGATGCCTGCCTGCTGATTGTCAATACTTACAATCAGACTGATATGCTTGATGGTTTTGACCCTTACGGTGTGACTTCTTATGATTTTATGAAGTTTGCCCGGCACATTCTCAATCAACTCGCCAACTGAAATGACTGCAACCGCATTTTCTAAAGAATTCATCAATCATTTCATTGATTATGTGATGTCGTTCTATGGTCCTGGTGAATTGTATCCTATCGCCGGAATCAATCGTACTGTGGTTCGTAAGGCAACTAATGACATTATCAGGATTGCCAGAATCAAAGGGCAAGGGTTCTGTGGTGATAGTTTTGACCGCGAACTTGTGCGTGATCTTCTGATTGACAAATACAAACTCACTCTTAACTGAAATGGCACTCTCTCATCAAACAATTAACAAACTGGCATCGGCACTGGTTCCTGAGGTGATTGATTACATCTATCAGGATGAGCGTTGGTGTGAATTTATGCACGAAGTCATTCCTGATGCTCTTCAGGAACAACTTGGAGAAATTGACGAGGAGTTGAAATTTGAACTTGCTATATGTATAATGGATCGTATCTGTTTCAAACAAGAATGAACATGACAGAAACACAGGTAAATCTAAATGTGCATGAGATTGGTATTATCCTCTCTGCACTTCAAAATCTAGAGAATATTGACGAAATTCATATTGCCAGAGACTATGGAAGTGTGTCAGCACTCTATAACAAACTCTATTCTGTGATGGAGCGGATGGACAGTTCGCAAACTGGACTACGGTACGACCTGACGCCCTCCTTCTGACCTATAATAACAAGGTAATCAACGGAGCACCCCATGCAACTCACTTCTACCACCGGCACGATGGTTGTGGATTATTTTCCCGTTGCCGGTGATACTCAGTTTATCTACAAGGTGCTGAAGTTTCAAGGTGTGGATACAATGAGCACCAAGTGTATCACCAAACGTGACTTTGAGCGTGAGTGTGAAGAGCGTATTGGTCTGGGTTATAATGTGACCGGTTTCAATACCGAATCGGTGAATGTCAATCCTATGGCAGGAGCGTGCTGATGAAACCAACTTACATCTATCTTGCATTCATTGCGATTCTGGGTTGGAATGCATTTCTAATTCAGCGTGATACAAAACTGTTTAAGGCATATGACACTAAATGTGCCGAAATCTCACACGCTCATTCCCGTTGCCATCTTTCCAAATGAACGATTCCGACATTTCCCAGTTTATTAATTCTTTTGAGGACTTTATGAATCACGCTCAGGTAGAGGAGTTGCACTATCAGGTAAGACAAGCAGCAGAGGATTATGCTCAGATGTTCTATGAACGCAAAGCTGCCGAACTTGAGATTACTGTCGATTATTACATTCAGGAGTTTATTTGATGAATGAAAAAACAAAATTGATTCTTGCTCTACAGCAAACTGAGAACATTTATAATCTACTACAGGGCAATCAATTTGCTGGTTTCTTTGCTTCTCATCTATTGCCTATTAAGTATGAAATTGAAAGGCAAATCCATTGCTTGACAAACACAAATAAATAATAATACCTGCGTTGGGTGACACTTTCCAGGTAAGAAAGGAGGCAGAAATGCCTCCTTTATCATATAAATATTATGTCACTCAACAGCAGAGTAGTTATGCCTTCAACAGGTAAAGTTTACTGTGCTCATTGCATTTTTACAGGAAAAAAATACATTGGGCAAACTGTAAAAAATAATCTTAATTTGAGAATCAATGAGCACTTTATGGATTGTAAGAGATACAATCATAAGTTTGCGAATGCTCTTAAGAAATATGGAAAAGAGGGATTTATTTGGGGAATTGTAGAGGAATGTAATTTATCTACTTTAGATGATAGAGAGATACATTGGATTTCCAAATACAAAACTGTAGAAAATGGGTATAATCTTTCTCCTGGAGGTGGTCAACCATCAGAATATTTCTGTAAAGAATATTTGGTAGAAACGCCATCTGGTGAAAGAATAAAAATTCTAAATTTATCAAAGTATTGTAGAAACAATCATCTTAATGTAGGACATCTTCATGAAACTCTTTATGGAAAAAGAATTCAACATAAAGGATATAAACTTATACCAAGAAATGATGAAGAAATTAAAAGATATGAAAATGAAAGAAAAGTAAGAGAAGATACAAGTAGAAAAGGTCTTAAAGGGGAAAGAAACGGGAGAGCGATCCTTAACTGGAATAAAGTTGAACAAATACGTCAAATGCACTCTTCTAAAAAATATAAAAATCAAGAAATATCAAATATATTTGGTATTAAACTTGGAACACTTGAAAAGATAGTATCAAATAAACTATGGACAGTTTAATTTCCGCACACTTGACTTTTGAATAAAAACCTCCTATGATATCAATGTTAAACACAAGAGGTCAATGAAGTACTTGTATTTGGTGGATCATTTTATTCCAGCACCTTTTTCTGATGGTGGACTTTGGAATGTTCTTGCAGAAGATGATAATGAATGTTTTGAGTTGATTGCTGCAGAAGATAATGAACTTAATCTAAACCATTATCCAAAATTAAAAAAGAATATTCTCAAAGCACAAAAGTTCGCACTACAAGATGAATATGAGTCTGGTATTCTGGAGGCATTTACCACATGACACAACTTTATCGTATTGAAGAAATGTTTACAAATGGTTGGGCACTGATTGATGAATCGGCATCTAATCTTACAAAAGAAGAATGCGATCAAAAACTTCAATCATATCTTGCCCTAGGGCATAATCCCCAGTTTCTTCGTGCTGTTCCTGATGTTACTACAGATTGAGTTTCCACACAAACCACCCACAAAAGAGTATTCTTATGAGTACGAACAGTTCAATACAAGAATCATTCGTATTTGGTTGTGTTGTACTCGTAAGTTTGATTATAATCTTGGTGCTCCTACCAAAACAGTATGGGGTTTCTATTCTCCAAAGAAAAAAGAATACTATGCCCCCGTAAATTCAAAGACAATCGGCACACAAGTCAATATAGGTAATACTACTCCTTATTCGGCAATGATACCGAAGAAAACATCACTGGAAATGTGCTTTGTATGATGATATTTGCCAAGGATCTGTCAGTCAAATATAAAGAACATATGGGAGTCGTAAGATTTATTTCAAGTCAGTATATTACGATCTGTGTTAAAACTTATGATCATAAATCCAGAGATGTTTGTATGCTAGTGTATCCTGACAAGTGGGATAGTATTGAAATTATCGGAGACTATGAAACAGAAGTAAAGTAATTATTCTAATCATAGTACCATAAGAAACCTTTGTATGTGTATTTGTTGGGATTACGCAAACTCTTTAACAAACCACTTCCGTTACTTCCATCACCTATTTGTCGTATTGCCTCACTAATGCTTTCATAATAAACTTCAACGTGAGTTACTTTATGTACTCCTTTGACTGAACGCTTATGAGTCTTTGTATCCAATACTTTCCATCTGTATCCATAGTAAGTATTACCTTTCTTGGCTGCATTTAATACGTTACTATTTCTTTTTTTATCTCCTGTAATTTCTAATGCTGCCGCACGGGCATTCTCCCATTCCTTAACTTCACCGGTTTCAATATGTGTACCCTGAACTCTGATACTTAAACATTTACCGGTTGATCTTTCTTCTGGGCGAATCTGTCTCCAGGTTGATTTCTTTTCTTTTACTATGGCAACAGGTTCTTCAATAATAGGTTCTGGTTCTGGTTCTGGTTTCTTTTTAGGTAGAGGATCATTATATTCTGGTTTATATTGTTCAAACCAATAAATTACCTTATCCTCAAGATTATTTTCATCACATTCATCAATCTGTTTAATCATGAACTTGTGTAGTCCATATTGACGGAATGCTCTGTGTATAAGTTGAGTGGACATTTTATTTGATGCCAGAATGTGATTCTGCCATTCCTTATTCATTGATAGTGTGGTTGAATTCAGGTACTTGTGCCCGGTTTCTTTGTTGATGATGATGTATACTATACCCTGTGCCATATGTGGTGTATTGCAAAGAACGATTATAGTATTGTATGTATGTTATTATAGTATTGCAAAGAACGACTATAGTATTGTGTGTATACTCTTTTATTATGATTTGCTTATATTACTGATAGTGTTGTGGAAAAAGTTGTGGAATACTTATAAATATTCTTTCTTGTTAATTAAATACTTTAGAATGCTTATAAATGCTTCTGGTTCTTGTAATTAAATGCCCGATCTTATAATTTAATGCCCGATCTTATAATTTAATGCCCGATCTTATAATTTAATGCCCGATCTTATAGCAAGTAAAGCGAGCATACCATAAGACTCGCAGTTTGTCAAGCCCCACCCCCGCAAAAATACTCTGAGACCCACATAAGACTGCTCAGGGACTTGACAATCCTTAGAATCTAGTCTAGAATATCAGCAAATCTAGACGAGACCCACACAAATCTCGACGAGAATGCATATATACTATCACATTCTCGTCGAGACATCATACTTGCATCTCGTCGAGATCTGTGCTATACTATCAACGTTCATACAATCTCGACGAGCTTATGTACGACGACTACGATCTCGACTATACATACACAAATGATTATGTTGATCTAGACGAGTATTATACATCAGATCTAGATCTAGATGAGGACTATGCACGAGATGCACATGATTACGAATCACTTGCATATCGTCACTATGCATGATATAATACCATAACAACGCACATGAGTCCTATGTCAATCGCACAGAAGCGTCTAGTACGTGTCACGCTAGATATTGAATGCTATGATGATTTAGATATAGAGAATATGAACTGGAAAGAGTTACTAGAACTCGAAGGCGGCGAAGAAGTTCATTCTAGCATCAAAGATCTAGGTGATATCTATTAATGTGACACTTACGTAACTGGCACAGGCATTATACTATGATATAATGCCGCCGTTATATTATTAATATTTTATGGCAGGAGGAGTGGCGATGTATTGTCGTCGGCAGGGATACCTCTCCCCTCATCAGATTGTCCTTATAAGATAGCAGAAGATCCTCCAGCGTGGTAAGACCCTGTGCCAGTTCTTCAAGTGGCACAGAGGGGCACACAGAGGGGTCTGGTGAGGTTATATTGGTTTCGTACCTGAGAAACCCACCAAATGCAAACCACCTATCGTGTCATCGGTTTCGGTAAGACTGAACACGGTTTCTTTAATGAATTCGCATTCACTTCCACAATTGGTTATGCTTGCGGAATCTATGATGCTCATCTTCAGGACCCCGAAATGGATGGTGCCGTGATCATCCGGGTGAATCATGAAACCTGGGAAGTGATTCAAGAATTCAGTGCCTATCCTGTGTCCGTTGTTTATGGTCCGCTGGGCACATTTAAAGTCGAAAAGTCACCTGAATGGGTGATGGTGTGACAGTCTGAGAACTGGCACACACCCCCTAGACAACTGCCTCAAATCCTGTTAAATTACATTCGTACCTGAGAAAACCACCATGTCCGTGACCTTCACCGAGAACTACAAAGAAGTGTTTGCTGCTGAGACTGTTGAGTTCATCGACGGTCTGCTGGAGGACAACTATGCTCTGGATGACATTCTGGAGTTCGTTGATCAATACTCCGAACACGATCTTGTTTCCTATTACGTTGAGTATGTGGAGCAAGGTGAGAATCTGGGTTATGATGTTGTGGACGCATTCGTAGGTTATCACGACATCTCTTATGTTGAGTACAGTGCTGAAGCATACCGTGGAACTTATGATTCTGAGGCAGACTTTGCTGAGGAATTCACTAATGAAATC